CCTGCTGATTGACTCCGAGTGGACTTCTCCGCTCTTGCAGGACTGCCCCTATGTCTGCCGGGTGATGGAAGTCACCATGTCCGACCTGAGGTTGATGGGCTTGGATGCTGACGAAGCGGACCTGTCCGCGTCTGACCGCAACTTGATGCAGCGTGAAGTCGAGGATGAAGCATGGGAGGCTGACACCGACGAAATCGACGCATCGCAAGAGGATGGATATCTGCGCATCGAGTATGTGCTGGTGGACCGCGACGGCGACGGCATTGCCGAGCGCCTGGCCGTGTGGCGCTTGCAGGACAAGATTCTGAAGGTCGAGGAAGTCTCGCATGTGCCCATTGCGACGGCTTCGCCCATCCTGAACACGCATTCATGGGCCGGTCAGTCGATGGCTGAGGCTGTGAGCGACTTGCAGCGCCTGCACACCGAGTTGCTGCGTCAGACCCTGAATAACCTGTACCTGACCAACAACCCACGCACGAAGGTGCTCACGGATGCGAACTGGTCGCCCCTTGCCAACATTGACGACCTGCTGGACTCTCGCCCCGGTGGCGTGATCCGCACGCGGGATGTGAACGCGGTGACGAGCGAGATTGTCCCGTTCGCTGCTGCTGCGTCCATGCCGATGCTGGAATACGTCCAGTCGATGCGCGAAAACCGCACCGGCGTGTCTCGCACCAGCATGGGCCTGAACCCCGACAGCCTGAACAACACGGCCACGGGACGCCAGATCGACATGACCGCTGCTCAGCAGCGCGTCGAGTTGATCGCCCGCATCTTTGCCGAGATTCTTGTTAAGCCGATTTTCCTGGGAATCCTCAAGACGCTCACCGAGGGCGGCATGGAGAAGATGGCCTTCCGCTTGCGTGACGAGTTCGTGGAGTACGACCCGAACGAATGGCGCGACCAGTACGACACGACCATCCATGTGGGTCTGGGGTCAGGCGACAAGATGGCGCAGCAGGCATCTCTCATGCAGATCATTGCGCTTCAGAAAGAAGGCATGGCGCTGGGGTTGGTCGAGCCCAAGCACATCTATCACAGCTTCTCAAAGATGATCGAGAACGCCGGGTTCAAGGACGTGCAGAGCTTTGCTGTTGATCCATCAACCCAACAGCCCAAGCCTCAGCAGCCACCTATTGAGTTGCAGATCGAGCAAATGAAGTTGCAAGCCGATCAGCAGAAGGTGCAGGCGCAACTTCAAGCTGACGTTCAGAAGTTCCAGGCCCAGATGCAGGCCAAGCTGCAAGAGACGCAGGCGAACCTTGAACTGCAAGCGGCCAACGATCAGCGAGACGGTGAGCGCGAGCAGATGAAGGCGCAGTACGAGGCGAAGATTGAGGCGCAGCGCATGGAATTCGACCGATGGAAGGCTGAGTTTGACGCTCAGACGAAGATTTACATCGAGGAAATGAAACTGCGCGGCGCGCCATCTGGGGACGTTGTGCAGATCAAGGACGACATGCTGCGCGTCATGGATGGCTTGCAGGCCGTGATCCAGCAGATGAACACACCAAAGGTCATCGTGCGCGATGCCACGGGGCGCGCTATCGGTGTTCGCCCGTATCAGGAGGGATCTGATGGTTGATCTTGGTGGCGAAAAGGCCGAAGTGCGCTTTACCGTGCAAATCACCAGAGCCGAAACCGGCAAGGTTGAGGAAGTCGAGATGATTGGCTTCGTGGATGCAGACAAACTCAAGGAATTGACAAATGGCAGTGACTCACTCGACGGCGGCGCGTAACGCTGCAACGGATGCCGTAACGGCACTCATCGGCGCATCTGGCAAGTTGAAATTCCGCCTCGCTGGCACAGTGAGCGCGCCAGGCACTGCTGTGGCCACGCTGTCGCTGTCGGCTACGGCATTCGGTGCTGCATCAAACGGCACGGCCGCTGCCAATGCAATCGCCAGCGACACCAATGCGACAGGAAACGCCTCGCCAGCTGCGACTGCCACGCTTGAAACCAGTGGTGGCACGGTGGTTATCCACTGCGCGGTGGCTGCATCGGGCTCTGACATCAACATGGGGAACGGCCTGACGGTCACTGCGGGTGACACGGTTTCGTGCTCCGCGCTGACTTACACGGCAATCCAGTCGTGATCGGGATGGGCTAATCATGGCTGATGTGGCACTATGGAGCGGGGCGACTGGCGCCGGTGATGGGTCTTCGTGGGCTGATGCTTACACGACGCTGGCGGCTGTGATCGCGGCGCAGGGTACCAACCCTACTCGCGTGTTCGCGGCGTCAGATCATTCTGAGCTTGTTACAGCCGCGCTCACCTATCCATTCAATTCTCAGGCGCATCAATACCAGATCATCTCTGTTGACCGCACAAGCGGATTCCCTCCGACAGTAGAGCAGGCTGGCGCTTCAATTAGATCAACTGATTCTATCGACCTGACGCTGAACAACTCGTTCTATTCAAAGGGGGTTTTCTGGGGGGCTGGAAATGGCGGGGCCGCAACAAGAAACATTGTTTTGTCTCACACAATGGGAGGTGTGCCTCATGTATACCGCATCGTCGGAGGCGGGCTTGAGCTGAAGAACACCGCAGCTGCAAGCCGCATCATCATCGGTGGTGCTGGCCTTGCTACACGAAATTCTGAGGCATTCATCGAGGGGTCCGAGCTTCGATTCGGTAACGTCTCGCAGGGAGTGCAGTCTCGCAACTGTGCGATTTTCATTCGTGACGGCAACACTGCCGGGTCAGCTATCACCGAGTTCATCAAGTCTTTCAGCGACGTGGGCGCCTCCCTGGAAGTCTTTGGCTTGGACATGAGTTCGTGCGCAACTGGCGTAAACCTTCTTACGTCGAACATCATTGGGGCAGGCCGGGCAATCTTCAACGCAATCAAGATGCCTTCCGGGTGGACAGGTGACTTGATCGGTGCGCTGCCCGTCAACAGCGCATTGACAGCTATCGCCATAAACGTGGATGCTGGCGACACGAACTACCGCATGTCGATGACTGGTGGTGCGTACCGGGTTCGGAGTGAGACGGCAATCTATCGCAATGACGGCGCGAGCAATGGGACTACGCCAATTTCTTGGAAGTACGAAACAGCATCGACGCCGATTTACCCGGTCCACGTCACGGAGTCCCTGCCCATCATCAGGTGGAACGAAACGACCGGATCGCCAGTCACGGTAACCGTGCACGTACTGACTGATGGCGTCACGCTCAAGGATGACGATGCTTGGCTGGAGGTCGTGTATCTGGATGCGACAGGAAACCCGCTCGGCGCGCTGGTGAGCGACGAGCGGCCTAGCCAGTTGGCCGCTGCGGCGGATCAGGACTCCAGCACTGCGACGTGGACAGCCACCGGCATCACCACGCCTGTCAAACAAAAGCTGTCGGTGACGTTCACGCCACGCGAGAAAGGCTTCATCCAGGCGCGCGTGCGAGTGGCGCGCAGCAGTACGACCATCTACGTCTGCCCGGAACTTGAGGTGTCCTGATGGCGAGTTACCAGACGCCAGGTGGTGAGTACGTCATAGGGACGGGCACGCGCTCGGCTATGACGCCGGGTGGGCAGTTCTGGATTGACACGACCTCGACTGGCGAGCCGCCTGCGGCTTCCCACGACACAAGCGGAAGCCTATCTGGGTCTGTGTCGGCCATATCTGGCGCGGCGGATAGCACCCGACGGCACGATGTATCAGGCGATGTGGCTGGGCAGGGGGCGGTCATATCCGGGAATGTGCAGCGCAACGTCACACACGCAAGTGCAGGCATTTTGGCCGGAAATTCGCCAGCCATCTCTGCTAACGCATCGCACATATCCGGCCCCGCTGAACACACGACCAGCGGCGATCTGGCAGCGCTTGGCGCTGTGCTTTCCGGTTCGGCATTACTTGACCCCGATCCTGTCTCACACGACACATCGGGCGCATTGGTGGGGATAGGGGCTGTCATTGATGGGCAGGCTCAAGGCCCGCAAACTGGCTCGATGCGCCCAGGCTTTGAGATGTCATCTCGAAAGGTGTACATCAAGCGTGGGAAGCGCATTCACATCTTTGACTCCGTGGAGGATGCTGACGCATGGATGGAGTCCGAGCAGCAGGAGCTCCAAGCGATCCGCAGGGCCAAACCGACGCCGCGCAAGAAAGCCAAGGTATTCAAGGCGCTGGACGAGGCTATACCGCATGAAGTCGTTCGCCTGGATGTCGTTCGTGCAATGGTGGATTACCTTGGCATTCCGGTTGAGATGCCCACGCTTGAGGCGCGGCAGGATTGGGCTGAGGTGGCCCGTGTGGCACTGATGGCACGTCACATGCAGGACGAAGAAGACATTGAGCTGCTGCTGGTGGCTTGACGCTTTACCTCTGAGCACACTGCGCACATGACCGAGCAACAGCAAGTTCAACGCGCACGCGAAGCATCCCTTGTGCTCGATAACCCGGCCTATCAGGAGGCGATGAGCCAACTCAAGGCCCAGGTGATCGCGCAGTGGAAGGAGTGCCCCGTGCGTGACCGTGAGGGGCAGTTGCTGCTTCTCCAGCTTGCCAAGCTCACAGACAAGTTTGAAGCGATGCTGACCGGCATGGTGGAGACGGGGAAACTCGCTCAACACCGCATTGATCTGGATCGTGAGCGTAACGAGAGCAAGGCGAGCCGCTTTCTGCGCAAGGTGAGTTAAGGCGATCACCCGCCATTTTGCGAACGCAGCGATGCGCCGCGCTACCGCCCTGGTGACTTGAGGGCGCAGCAAAGACTTGAGAGAGAGCGACATGAGCGGACACGCAGACACTGCACCCGATTCACTGAGCGATTTGGCTTCATTCCTTGGCGACACTCCCGGCGCGGAATCGCCTGACGAGGACATGGAGCACGATGAATCCGACGATTCCACCGCCGAGGGCGACACGGAAGCCGAGGAAAGCGACGGACAGGAAGAGTCTGAAGACGAAGAGTCTGATGACGAAGAAGCCGAAGACACGCCTGCACCCGAGCGCAAATTGAAAGTCACCGTCAAAGGTGATGACGGCACGGATCAGGAAATCGAGGTTGACGAAGCCGAGGTTGTGAAGGGCTACCAACGTCAAGCGGACTACACCCGCAAGACGCAGGAACTTGCACAACGAGAGCATCAAGCCGTCGAAATCCTGAAAGCGAAACATGACGAGTTCGCGCAAGACTACCTGTCGAAAGCGGAAGCCAGTCGGGCCGCAATCGTGCAGCTTGCAGGACTCAAAGGTGAGGACGAGATGGCGCAGCTTGCGCAATCCGACCCTGCCGCGTGGGTAGCAGAAAACCAGCGCCGCCAATCTATCGTGGCTGTCCTGGGTCATCTGGATCAGCAGATTGCAGCCGAGCGTCAAGAGATTGAGCGTCGGCAGGCAGAAGCTGTGCAGCAGGCCCGCACGGAAATGTTTCAGCGCTCATGGGCTGAACTCCAGAAGGACGGAATTGACCGCGAGAAGCTGGCGAAAGCGTATTCAGACGTGAGCAAGGCATACGGGTTTTCCGGCGATGAGCTGGCCCAGGTGCTCGATCACCGTCAGGTGCGCGTGATGCTGGACGCGCTGGCATACCGTCAACTGAAGGAGCAGAAAGCTGTCGTTCAGAAGAAGGTGGATGCCGCGCCCAAGCTGCCCCAAAAAGCTACACCGACTGTCAAAGACCGCAAGAGTCAACAGCTGGAAGGCCGCTTTAAGGGCGGACGAGCCAAGCTCAACGACCTTGCTTCCTATTTGCGCTAACAGGAGCATGAATCATGACTGTGCCAACCAATTTGTATCAGAAAGCCTCTCTCAAGGGCGACCGTGAAGACCTGATCGACAAGATCTATAACACCAGCCCGACCGAAACCCCGGTGCTGTCTGCCGTGGGCCGCGTGAGCGCCACCAACACGTACCACGAGTGGCAGCGTGACGCCCTGGCGACCGCCAACAAGGACAACGCGCTGATCGACGGCGACGATGTGACCCTGGACGCGCAGACCGCGACCGAGCGTGTGGGCAACTACATGCAGATTTTTGCGAAGAAGCCCGGCGTGTCCCGCCGTGCCAACATCGTCAAGAAGGCCGGTCGTGGCTCTGAGCTGGCTTACATCAAGGCCAAGTCGATGCTGGAAATCAAGCGCGACATCGAGGCCATGATTGTTTCGGCCAACCCGGCTGTGGCCCCCACCACTTCGGTGGCGGGCAAGTCCGGTGGCCTGGGTGTGCAGAACAACGCCAACACCGAGCATGGTGCGGGCGGTTCGACTGCCGCATGGACCTCTGGCGCACCGACCGCGGCCCCGACCCCTGGCACGGGCCGCGCCTTCACTGAGACGCTGCTGAAGGCTGCTGTCCAGAAGACCTACATTGCCTCGGGTGAAGTCCCGCGCATGGTCATCATGAGCCCGAACCACAAGGGCGTTTTCTCTGGCTTCGCTGGTATCGCTGTAAACCGATATCAGGTGAGCAAGAAGGAACAGGGCCGCATCATCGGCGGTGCTGACGTGTATATGTCGGACTTCGGTGAGTTGGAAATCGTCCCTCACTACCTGATGGCCGGTTCGACCGACGTTCACCTGGTCAACACCGACTATGTGGAAGTCGCCTATCTGGACGGCTTCCGCACCGAAGAACTCGGCAAGTCGGGCGACTCTGAGCGCGTGCTGGTGACGGCTGACTGCGGCCTGGCTGTGCGTGCTCCGAAGGCTTTGGCTAAGGTTGCCGATCTGACGGGCGGTTGATCCAGCGTCACACCACAAGAGGGGGCTTCGGCCCCCTTTTTCTTTTGCGCTTTACCCGCTTGGATGATCGTGGCATCACATCCAACGCCGGGAAAGCGACGATGACGCCGGTCGAATCATTCGAGATTGACGAGGGCACCGACCAGTACGGTGTTCACACACGCCTGATCTATCAGGGCGACGAGGTGATCAAGCACACCTCGCAGGACTGCGCCCCGATCCTTGAGTTCGCCAAGGAAAAGCGCAACGCCACAGCCGGGGAGCGATGGGGCGAAATGCGCCACGTCGCCACGATCCCGATGCATATTTACGCCGACATCTTGCAGATTCAAGACCAGAACGAGCGCAAGAAGCGCGTTCGTGAGTACGTGCAGGCGAACCCGGCCTTTGCCACCTTTGACGCGTACCTCAAGCGATGAACTACACCGACCTCAACGCCGAGGTGGCGCGGTATCTGCACCGCACCGACCTGACAAGCCAGATCCCCACGTTCATCGGCATGGCTGAGGCTGCGCTTTTTCGCGAGCTGAACATCCGCGACCTGCAAACCACGGCCACGCTGACGATTGCCGGTGAGTTTGCATCCCTGCCTGCTGATTTCGGCACGCTGGTCAAGCTGGAAGGCGTGGTTGGCGGAACGACCTACGCGCTGGACTACCAAAGCAAGCCAGAGCGCAACGCAGACCCAAGCGCATCGCCTTCGGTCTACGCTTTCGAGTCTGGGCAGATTCGCGTCTATGGGGCTGGTGACAGCACCACGTACACGCTGCATTACACGCCCAAGGTCGAAGCCTTGAGCGCAACCAATGCCGACAACTGGCTGTCAGTCAACGCCCCTGACCTGTACTTGTTCGCCTCCTGCCTTGAGGGGGCCAAGTACATCCGGGCAGGTGATCTGGCGCAAGCTCTGACGGTGATGGTTGCCGAGAAGCTGGAAGCGGTGCGCCGCTTCATCGAGCGCAAGACCCTGCCGAGCAATTCGGGCCTACAGATCAAGGTGCGCCGTGGATAAGCTGCTTGGATTCGCACCGGACGCTGAGCCAACCGCACCGGGTGTGTTGCGCGACTGCGCTAACCTGCTCCCGGCAGAAAACGGGATGCAGAGTGCGCCATCACCCGTCAATCCGGCAGATGTTCCGCCCATTGCCTCGGCGTGCAGGGGCGCGGCCATCATCACTCAGCTGGACGACGAGCGGCGCATGTTCGCGGGTACGGATGCGAACCTGTATGAGCTGGTTGCCGGGGTGTGGACCACGGTCGGAAGTGGCTACACGGGCGGTCCGGACATCCGCTGGCAGTTTGCGCAATTTGGGGACTCCACCCTTGCAGCTAACGAGGTTGATCCCATCCAGCGGTCTACCGGCGCGGCGTTCACGTCCATTTCCGGGGCACCAAAGGCGCGCATCATCTTCTCGGTGGGCGCCTTTGTGATGGCGCTCAACACCAATGAGGCTAGCTTCGGACTGAACCCTGATCGGTGGTGGTGCTCGGCTGTCTTCGATGACTCCGACTGGACGCCATCCACTGCAACGCAGTGCGCGACTGGCCGTCTTGTCAGCACGCCAGGGCGCATCACGGCGGGAGGCCGGATGGGTGACTATGCGGTGGCCTACAAGGAGCGGGCCATCTACATCGGGCAGTACGTTGGTGCGCCTGCCGTGTGGGACTGGCAGCAAATCCCCGGCGGTGATGCCGGATGTGTCGGGCAAGAAGCGTGGTGCGATGTGGGCGGCGCTCACTTCGTCGTCGGATACGAGAACTTCTGGATGTTTGACGGCGTGCGCGCTACACCAGTAGGAGGTGGGCAGGTTCGGCAATGGTTCTTTGACAACTCAGACCCCGAGTATCGATACAGAACCCGGTGCGTATTCGACCGTCAGAACAACCGTGTCTGGGTGTTCTTCGCAGGCAATGGCTACGAGCACCCCAACACGGCGCTCGTTTATCACATGCTGTCAAAGCAATGGGGGTTGGTTGATTGGCAGGCGGAAGCGGTGTTGAACTACTTCGCGGCGACGCCCTACACGATGGACACGCTGAGTACGCTATCTCCAACGTATGCGGGCCTGCCTGACGTGTCGTTTGACTCGCAATTTTGGTGGGCTGGCGGGCAGGTGGTGGCCGGGTTTAATGCCTCGCACCAGTTGCAGGCGTTCGTGGGGGCGTCAGGCTCAAGTGGATTCACGACATGGTTCATGGGCGACGATGACCTGTACAGCTTGCTGACGAAGATCAGGATTCGATTCCTTCCGGGGCGCAGGCCAGACACGGCGGTGGCTCAAACGGCCAATGGCCCGAGCATGACCGAGATGTCGCTGGGCTCTAGCTCATCCATCAACGATGGAAAGTTTGACGTGCTCGACTCCGGACGCTGGCATCAGGTCACTATCAACTTCACCGGCACGCATCAGACCACGGCTCTCGGCGTCACTTTGGTTCAAGAGGGCGACCGATGAAGATCGGAACGTGGATCAATGCGCGGCTCGACCCAGACCTGAGCCGGTGGATGCGTGATGTGGCGCAGCAGGTCAACGCGCTGTCCGAGGGCAAGGCTGTCGCGCTTTACCAGGCCGGATCATCAGCCCCAACGACAGGCACCTTTGCGCAGGGTGATTTCGTCGCCAACAACACCCCCTCAGAGCTGGGGACTGCTGGAGCGAAATACGTCATTGACGGCTGGAAATGCGTCTCTGGCGGGACTCCCGGCACATGGGTTCAGTGTCGCTACCTGACAGGCGGCTGATGCAACTCACACCCATTCCATCCTCACACATCGACATCGCATGGCGCGATGGCGCGTCCTGTCTCGCTGAGGCGTGCGACACGTCAGGTGGGGAAATCACGGGCGATCAACTCAAGCTGATTTTGTCGCGTGGGGAGCGCACCCTGATCCGCATGGATGCCGTTGACGGCGTGCGCGGCTGGGGCGTGGTTCGGGTGGATCAACTGCCCAATGTTCGCGTTCTGTTCGTGACTGATCTGGTGGCGCACAACGGCAAGTTTCAAACGTTCTTTGCTGCCATCAAAGACATGGCGAGGTCGCTGGGTTGCTCAAAGGTTCGCTGTGCGGCAGGGCAAGCGCAAGAGCGCCTGTATTCGATGAAATGCGGCTTCAAGCCGGTGTATCAAATTCTTGAGGTGGACGCATGAGTATCAGCAGACGTGATCTGTACGCAGCCGGTGAGCCTTTCGGCGCAGGCTGCACACGCATGGATGGCGGGCGGCGCATCTATGGCGGCGGCGGTGGTGGCGATAGCAAATCAACAACCACCCCGATGATTGCAGAGGAATTCAAGCCTCTGGCGAACCTGTACACGCAGCAGGCCACCCAGCTTGCGAATACCCCGTGGCAAGCCTACGGCGGGCAGCGTTACGCCGACCTGAACAATACGCAGCAGGCTGGCATCGGCATGGTGCAGGACCGGGCCATGAATGGCTCGGCCACGATGGGTAACGCAGAGTCGAACCTGAATCAGTTCATTCAGGGCGGAAACACGAACCCATATCTGGATTCGATGGTGCAGAAGGCGCAGGACTCTGTGAAGTCCAACTTCAACACATCGGCGGTCAACTCCGGCAGCTTCGGCAACTCTGGCCTTCAGCAGCAGTACGCGGCGGGGCTGACTGACGTTGCGACTCAGATGTACGGCAACGCCTACAACACCGACCAATCCAATCGGATGCAGGCTATTGGCATGGCGCCGACTTTCGGCAATGCGGCCTATCAGGACGCGGGGCAGCTTATCAACGCTGGCAACTTGCAGCAGCAGCAGCAGCAGAACAACTTGGACTTCGGATTCCAGCAGTATCAGGACGCGCAAAACACGCCTTACAAGAAGCTCCAGACCATCGGCGGCGTCGTCGGTCAGGCGCAGGGCAGCACGTCAACCACAAAGGGGGGCGGCAAATGAGTTTCTTTGGCGACGTGCTGAGCTTTGAGAATTTCAAGCTTGGCAACATGTGGGACAAGATCAAGAAGAACCCCGAGCAGTTGCTTTTGGGGGCGGCTGATCCGTTTTCGGCGAAGCTGTGGGGGGGCATCACCGGCAAGAAGTATTCGCCGCTGGTCGATCAGTGGGGAGGTGCCACAAAGGACGACTACACCAAGGCGGAAGCAGCTGGCATCAACACGGGCGCAGGCAAGACCATGCACGGGCTTGCAAAGACCATTGCAGGGTTGTATGCGGGTGGGTACGGCATGAAACAGATGCCATCTTCTGGCGGGTCCGGTGGCCTGCTGGACTTCTCGGGCACGCAGCAGGCGGCGCCTATCATTGACCTGAGCACCCCGGCATCATCTCAGGCATTGCAGGGAATGAATACGGGCGCGGCGGCTGGGAAAGGCGGGCTGATGGGTTACGTCAAGCCCGTAGGCGAAGCGATGGGCGCGGCCCAATCAGCAAAGGGCCTGCTCGGCTCAAGCGAGACGCCGCAGCCACCTCCGCAGGTTCAATCCAGCCCGCTCGACCTGTCCGGGGTACTCAACGCCAACCAGCAAGAGCAAGCGCGTCAGCTTGAGGAAGACATGCGCCGTCGCCAGTCTTTGAGCGACTTCGCATCCTATGCAATGAAAGGTGGCCGCTGATGGCTGGATTGCTGGACGACTTCTCATCTTTCATCAAGACCCCGGAAGGGCAGGGTCTGCTTTCTGGCGTCTTCGGCTACGCGGCCAATGCCAAGCGCGGCCAGCCGATCAACAGCCTGGGGCGCGGCGGCATCGCGGGGCTGATGGGGTATGCGGACGCGCAGGATCGTGCCGAAAAGCAGGCTGAGGCGGCAAAGGTCAACGAGTACCGTACTGCGCAACTCGACAAGATGCGGGCCGATATGGAGGCTCAAAAGCGGGCGCAAGCCGAAGCTGATCGCGTCAATGGAGTGGTGCAACAAGCCCTGATCGGCGCAAGCCCAACGCAAGCCATCAGCATGGATGCCAAAGGCCCGACCCTTGAGAAGGCGCAGATGATCGGACAGCGTGCGCCTCTCGATGCAAGCGCCCTAATCGCCCAGCGCGTTCCGCTCGAAACGGTCAAGAGCTTGTTTGAGGCCCAAAACTTCGGCAAGCCGAAGGTTGCGCGCACCGTCGAAGGCCAGGATGAGGCCGGGAACAAGGTCACGTACCAGCTTGACGACTTCGGGCAGCGCGTCGGTGATGGCGTGCAGGGATACACGGCCCCGGTGCAGGTTGACTTGGGCGG